GTTTGTTCTTGGCTTCAAGGCGGGCGATGAAGGCGGGGAATGCCTTTATCCGATAGGCGACCATGGCGGGCATGAAGAGCAGGGCGCGCAGTCTTCGGTTGCCGTACTTGGTCAGGCTTGGTTTACCTCTTACCGATGTGCCTGAATCTTTGATTTGGGGCGTTAATCCGGCAAACGCCGCAAACTTGTTTGATGTTTGGAAATCCGCGCCTGAAAGGTAATTCAGCAGCATGACGGCGGTCAGCCTGCCGATGGCGGGGATTGTGGCCAGTCTGTCGGTTTGTGCTTTCAATGCGGGTTGATTTGTGAGTTTTTCCAATTCTTTTTTGACGGCCTTTATTTGTCGCTGCAAATGCTTGATGTTGCTTTGGCAGATTTTGACGACAAAGGTGTCTTTGGCGGCTTCGAGTCTGTTTTTCTGGGCGGTGCTGTCTGCGGTCAGTTGGACATAGAAAGCGGAGAGCCGTTTGAGTTTGTAGCCGTCGTCTATGATTGGTTTTCGGATCACGAGGTCTTGGGCTTTTGCCGTCTGACAGTATTCGGCTATGAGTTTGGCATCTTGTTTGTCTGTTTTGGTTCGGGCAAACCTGCTTTCGGCGTATTTGCTGATTTTCAGCGGATTGACGACTGATACTTTGTACAGGCTGCCTATGTAGTCGGCGATGCCTTCGTAGTAGTTGCCCGTGGCTTCCATGCAGATATGCGCGTCAGGACAGTTCAGTTTGTCCAGCCAGTCTTTAAACTGCTCAAAGCCTTTGCTGTCGTTGTCAAACTTGGCGGACTTTTCGATACCGCCGATGATGGCGGTTGCGTCAAATGTGGTCTTTGATATGTCAAGTCCTACGGCGTTTCGCATAGATTACCCTTACTTATTCAGAATCTCGGTTCTTTGATACTACTCAATTTCACAAACAATAAAGCCGTCCGCCTAATCTTTTTGACAGCCTTTGGGCTTGGTCGTTGTCAGGCTGGACGGCTTCGGCATAGGGTAGCTAATCCTTTGCCGATTTTTATTATACCTTTTTGGGCTTCGCCCAAGCCGGTGCTGTGGGGAGAGCCCCCCCGCGCACTCGGCAAAACCGCCCCCCCTCCTAAAAAATATAATTTTCTTATCGAATAGGTTTTGCCTTCGGCGACCCTCCGGGGGCGTTCGCCACGTGGCAGGCGGGCAGGAAATAAAACCCTTCCTGCCCACCTACCACAAGCGTGTTTCTTGAACTTTTGGGAATCAAGGGGGTATTCATAAAGATTGGGCAAAAGGCGCGCCCAATCTTTACAAACCTTCCCCCTTGACACCCAAAATTTCAATTCCTTAAAAATAAAGGTCGTCTTAATTTCAGACGACCTTTCTGTCATGGAGTACCGACAACCCCGCCGCGTTGTGCAAACTGTTGACCTGCTTCGACGTAGCCGTCATACATTAGGTTTTTCGGGCTTTGACCGCCCATCGTGATGACTTGGTTGTTTTCAGGCTCATAGGCGGTCTGCGGGGCTGTTTGCGGCTGTTGTACGGTTTGTTGCTCGTCTTTGTACGGATTAAACGGCAAGCCGTTTTTGGCGTAGTCTTTGCACATGGCTTTTGTGATTTCTTTAAGCGGTGTGCCTTGGCTTGAATAACAGGTACATCCGCTTTTGCCGCCATCGACGCAGCCGACCGGGTACTCAAATGTTTTGACTTGGCGGACGCCGTTGTAAATGGGTTTGCTTTCAGGCTTTTCGGCGAGCGTGGGAACGAAATCTTCAGGTTTGAGGTCTTCTGTCATCCGACCCTGCGCATTTTCTTGAGACGCTGCCTGCTCAACTGCTTGCACCATTTCTGAATTAGCCGTGCTTTCTTCGGCCTGCTCAACCTGCCCTGTGTTCTTTTGATAAATCTGATAGAGGTTGAAACCCTTCCACGCCATAAAACCTAGTATGACAATCAACAGCCAAACAGCAAAAGGCACTTTCTTTTTAAACTTTTGATGCTGGCTTGCTGATTTGTAGTATTTGAATGCTTCTTTCGGCGGTTTCCAACTTGCTACCTCTACACCGCTTACACCCGCTGGATTGTCCAGCGACGTCACGCATTTATACCAAGAATACTGTTTCATACCCAAGGCTTTGCGTTCAAGGTGTACATGTTTTGAAACCAGATTCCTTACAAATATATCCAATTGGCTTGGATGTTGTGTCATCAATATGACTGTATGGCCATGATGCCTTAATTCGGTCAATTCTTGGATATATGGCGGTACTGGCCGTCCCGCTGCACGAACAGGATAGGTGTAATGTGCTTCATCAACAATCAGGACTGCACCTTCAGGAATAACATCACGAAGCGGGGCAGCCATGATTTCTTCTTCGGTCAATTCGTGCGCGTTGAATTTGCGTTTATCCAAACCGTCGATATGGCAGAAGTAGAGCGGTCTATCTACTTCCGTTCCGTCTTCCAATTTCATTTTGAACAAACCATCTTCATTGTTCAAAATCATTGATACGACACGGGACGTCTTGCCAGTCCCCATGTTTCCTGTGAATAAATAAATCATGGTTTACCCGGCATAATGAATGTCAGTTTATTCAAAGCATGAATCCCGATATAAAACGAGAATGCACCAAACAGATAGCCTAATCCTTGCCCGAAACCTGCAATAAGCAGCAGGTTCAATATATCGGCAGGCATGGAGTTAATCGCGTTTGCTGTGTAGTCCTTAAATTTGTCCAATGCGATTAAATAGCCGGCATAGGTCACAAACGTGAGTCCTGTTGCAATAATAATCCTGACAATCAGCATTTTCAGCAGTATTGCCAATAATGGTATTAATCCAGCCAATGGCATTTTTTACCCCCTTTTCAGTGAACCGAACACGATAAACGCCGACATGATAATGAACGACAGCAAAACGGCGAATCTGACTTTCTCGGCAAAGGTACACAACGGCTCATAACTTACGGTCATGGTCTTGCCCCAAACGCTAAAGGTTTTAGGCTGCGGACAAACGCCGTTTGCGGGTAGGAAATCGTCTGACGACCATGTCTTATCATCGGTAGTTTGAGGAATACTTATAGCGTCAAACATTCCCTCTTCAGGCTTGCCCATTTTGTCGCATGCCAAGATGTTGGGAAATACTTCACACAGCAAACCCCCGTCTGTTTTTGGCTTGTCATCCTCTTTGGGCTTATCGTCGGGTTTGGGGTCGTCTTTGCCATCGGGTGTGTTATTTGGATCGGGCTTGTCTTTGCCGCCAGGGCTGCCGTCGGGGTCTGGCTTTGTTTTATCGGACGGACTGCCGTCAGGCGTTGGGTCGGGTTGCGAACCTGGACTGCCGTCGGGATTTGGATTGGGTTGTCCGCCCGGCTTGCCATTTTCGCCCGGTGTAGGAGTTGGGTTGGTTTTTGGCGCGGCAGGACTACCCGGTGTGAGGTCGGGACGCGGGGTTGTGGTTACGGTTGCCGTGGTGTTGCCGTCCGCACCTGTGGTGAAGCTGATGGTTATTTGGAAGGGTCTGCCGTCTTGTCCTGTCGCCGGGCCAAGGGTTATGACTGTTCCGTTAGGGACTGACGGGGTACTTACTGATGCACCCGGAATGCTGCCGTCTTGGTTCGCGGTTGCATTTACATAGGGCGTAGGATTTCGGTCTGCATTAGGACCGACGATTCTGTCGAATTCTGACTGCGATATAGGCTGTTTCTTATTTGGCTCAATACGCCAAAATGCTTTAATGACTTCGCCAGAACCCGCTATAGCTTTACAACCACGAGTAAAAGTAGAACCTTTATACTCTTTAGCTAAACCATTTGTAAAACCCCGACTTCTTGCATAATCATCAACGTTTTTTGANCTTAGTAAAAGAGCCATAAGCTGTTATAGCACGACAACCACCAGTGCTATCAGACCCTTTGTACTCTTTAGCTATATGACCTTCATAGCCCTGACTTTTTGCATAATCATCAACGTTTTTTGA